TGAAACTGTAGATAAATTGGGTGTCGGTCATGCCCAGCCCCTAACCATGTCCATACCCTTTTGGGTGATGCCACACACAATGCCCTGAGAGCCACTCAGGAGCGCTCTACGGATGCCTAAGTCTTGAATTAGTCCAATGGTGCGCAAGTCACTGCAGCGCTTCCAGTAGCCCTTTATGTCGTGACCAGCCAGCGCGGCTCGAGCGCCTGCTTCTTCATCGGTCAGGCCAAGAGTTGCGTAAAAGTACTGCTCGAGGAGCAGAGCCCTGTGGGTGCCAACTCTGATAGGGCTGATTTGGCGTGAGGTTTCAGGGTCGGTTGCCCTGAATAGTGGTAGGTCGGTGTATGTCATGTTTCCTCTGACTTTCTGCTATTTGAGTAGCGGTGGTTACTTTACACAATTTAGAAAGTCGGTGGTGGATACCCAATGGAAACAAAGTACCCACCACCTAGCCCCAGCACTGCTCAAACAGTGTCTGGGAATCCTTTATGGCTTAGGCAGTGCGCGCCATGCAGCCTCTAGGGCTACTGCATCCTCAGCGTGGCCACCATTCGATTGCGGGGCAAGTTCTACATGGATCCAGCGTCCGTTTTTTGAGCCACCGTTATCAGTATCAGTCCACTTTTTCCAGCCTGGCTTGCCATTTCTGTTACAGCGCCAGCCCTGCCACGTGCCGTTAATTAGACCGCCGTAGTCGTGCACTTCTTCTATGCCTAGCTCTTTGTAATACTTGACAAACCATTGCATTGCTTGCACAGCTGCAGCGTGGCCGTCTTTGGTGTCAGGAAAGCCAATGTCACAAGCTCTTGCTGTTGCGTGCACTGACATCCCTTGCCCTGATCGCATCTCTCTTACCACTAGCGTGCCAAGGTTCTTAAAAGACCATCTACGGGAACAGAGATCAACAAACTTTTCAGTGCCTGCCATCTTTGCTGTGGCTGTTTTGTCGTACCCGGTGTATTTCATACTGGTGGGTCTTTTGGTTTGTCTTTAAGGCCGTTACCAGCCAGCAGACCAATAAGGCCACCAGCGAGGGTCATGAGCATTGGGGAAAGAATTGCCCATGCTTCTGAGTCGTTGGGTGCTTGCTCTGTTGGTTGCACTACAAACAAAAGGCCGTATAGCAAAGCAACGATGGAGAACAGAAATGCGCTCGAGAGGCAGATGCCTACTACGAGGATAAGTCGTGCTTTGATTTCTTCGTTGCTTAGTCGGTTTTCTAGTTTCATTTGCATTTGCTTTCCATGAATGATTTGTCAAGTGTGTTTGTCGTGTCACAGTTGTGACGTGTACGGTCTGCGCAAGCGGTGAGCGATGCACAAATGACCAATAGAATCAGGCTATTGCGCATTTAAGCACTTATCTCAATTAAAGTGATAGTTGATTGTCCAACATTTCCAACTTGAACGCCAACTTGTGATGCGTTTGCAAAATTGGCAAATTGTGTTTTGTATGTTGTTGCTGAAGTTGTTGCGGGCGAATCTAAAAATGCATTTGAGAAACTTCCACGATTTTCCATATTGGTATTTGTATATAATCCAATTTGGGCGACGCGTTGAATATCCGTTGAACCCCTCATTAAAAACAAATCTATTGCATTACCAGTATTACCAGCATCTTTCAAGCAGCCTACTTGATTAACTAAAACAAGTATTTTGTTAGTGTTTGCTTGCGGTGTAATAGTTGCGGTCAAGCCTGTATCTGCACGAGTTGAGGTTGCGTTCAAAACTTGCGTTGTTGTTGTACCTTGCACGACTTGAAGCACCCGAAACGCGCCCCTCAAATTGTTCATCTGGTCTGCAGTGAGGATAGCCCCACTGACAAAGGATGCTGGAAGGTTTGTAGGTGTTGCCATATTTGTCTCCTTTAGAAACTTAGAAGGTTAGTAGTAGAAAGAGTACCGAAAATAGCGTCATTGAGCGTGAAATACTGATTGCCATCCGTGGACTCGTAAACAAACGACACAATATGGCTGCCTGGTGTGATGTTGTGGCTAATGCCAGACACAATCAGGGTTTGTGTCTCGGTGGCTGGGGTGCCTACCACAAAGTTTTTAACGACTGTGCAGATACTTGTCATGTCAAGGTTCAGCACAATGTTTTGATCTGTGGCCGATAGTGCTGACATTTCCGTAGATAACCCTGTAAACCTCAGCACAGGGTTTTTGTATTTGCCGAGCAAATAGTTACCAAGGCCAGCAACCTCTGTGGTGGTGCTGTTAAGCAAGTCCGTCAGTGAATACTGCTGAGCCTGATAAAGCGCAATGCTGGCCGAGTCGCTGGTTTCTTGTTTTGCCCCTGCTGGCGATTGGGTCACTATGTAGTTGTATAGCAGCTCGTCACCAAATTGGTTAATGAGCGACTGGTATCTAAGGCCTGTGCCGTCAGTGTTAAAAGTAGCGCCAGCAACCGGGTTGAGAACACTAGACCTACCCTTAAAAGTCAGTGTGCCATTAGCAGACATAAACAGATAGCCCTGCTCGCTGGTGTTTACCAGCTGCAGATAGTTAAGGCAGTTAGTGTCTTGGCTAATGTTAAAAGCACCCAAAGTAGAGCTGCCAGTGTCAATGGCTCGAGCGCCTTGGTAGTTAATCTCTGGCAAATCCAGCACAGTGTTAATACGTGCACCAGTGACCTGCACTGATGTGGCAACAGCGTTAAGTGCTTGGTTAGCAAGCACTGTGAATTGGTCAGAACATGACGCGTACATCATGTCTTGATTGCTGATGTCGTAGTCAAGATTCCAGTCAGTAATTAGCCCGGTGTAAATCGGGATGCCATTAGCAAGTATCTGCACTGGGCAACGTGGCAACACAAACGGGTAGTACGGACTTGACGTGTTGCTTGGATTCAGGATTTGGCTGGCGTTGTCAAAAGCAATAACAGCAGTGCCAGCATTGAACTGGTCTAACTGGCGTGAACGGCCACGCGTAATGCTGACATTCTCAACCAGGCTGGTTAAGTCCACAAAAGTTAAACCACCTAATGTGCCACGTCCTGCAGTGTCTAAAACGCCATAGAAAGCATCGTTTAATTGAAACGGTGTACCGAAGCCAGTGGTGCTCTGAAAGCCCACCAGCACCTGCATTGTTGGAACACTCATGCGGGCGCAAAAACCGTTCCGCTACGGCGCTGAGCTTTTTGGATGGCAGCGATAATGTCCTGACCAACTTGATCGGGCGTGCTTACAAGTCCAGCGTTTACTGTGATGTTCATACCTAAGCCACCAGCTTTGTTTAGTGGGACTACAGCCTCTGGGCCAGCTTCGCCTATAAGGGCAAATGTTGGCGAACGCACAATGCCGCCAGTGGCCATGGCTTTATAGTCAAGGCCTGCAGGGTTAGAGCCCCCATCGCCACCAGTGTCGCCACCCATACGGCCAAAACTTACAGCGCCAAGTTCGCCAATATCTTTGCCGGGCTTAATTAAGTTAATGCCCTTAATAACCAAGTTAATCATGGTGATAAAAGCGTTAGCCATAAACTCAAAATAGGTAGCAACACCATTAACCACTGTGCGCACTACAGCCCTGAACGTGTCAAACTTTTTGTAGGCCATAACGATGGCAACACCAAGAGCAAGAATACCGGCAGTGATTAGCACTACTGGGTTTAATGCCATAGCTGCATTGACTAGCACAATGCTGGCTGCCATGACACCAAAGGCTGCCGCTACAGCTGTGATTAGTGTTGGGTTGTCTTGTGCCCACGTGGCGAACGATTGGAGCACTGGCATGGCCTTTTCAAGTATCGGTAGCAGTGCAGCGCCTACACCTTCCTTAGCTTCACCAAGTGCAACACCTAAACGCTGCATAGAGCCAGCAGCAGTGTTAGCGGAATCAGTAGCGGCACCGCCAAAAGTGACAGCCATCTCGGCCATGACTTCATCCATACTTGCGCCGTCTTTAATCATCTGGCGTAGCTCTGGTGACAGTTTTGCCAGAGCAGTCATGTTGCCGCCATACGCTTTTTCCATAGCTCGTGTGACACTTTCGAGACTGACGCCCTTGGCTGCGGCTATGTCCATACTTAAATTGGCGGCCTTCTGGGCTTCGTCAATGTCCATCGTGGCGCGCACTAGGCCAGCCATCGCCGGGCGTAGCTCATCATCAGTAACGCCCTTGAGTTTGCCTTGCTGAGTTATGTACGCCTCAACACCAGCAATTTGTGCATCAGTGGCTGCAGTGGTTTTTTGTAGCTGACGCGCCAGCATTGCCTGGGCTTGCTCATCTTCCATCGCACCCTTGACTGCATCACCAAGGCCAGCAACTAAACCACCCAGTGCTACGGCTGCATATTTGTTGGCTTTGCCTAGCGCATATTTGGCTTTGGCTTGCGCGCCTTCTAAATCTTTAAAGCCCTTTTCG